TCCCACTCAATTATTTACAGAACTCGTAACCAATTGACTGAAAACAAGTTTATGAAACGATAAATTCTGCGTACCGTTTTATATACCGTCACCGGGAAACAGTGCCTTGAAAAATACCATGCTACCTGGTTAGTTCATCGTACTGTCTTTCGCAGACCCTTCCGGCTTCAGCTGCCCGGTCAGCGTATTCTGCCAGTTGCCGGTTTCGTTCGAGAGATTTTTCGAGCACGTCGGCAAGCAAAACTCCGGTGTCTGCGGCTGACGTCCCAGCGCCGACAGTGGCGTTATACTGCCTGAGCTGCTCACGGATGGCAACGAGCTGCTGCTGCAGCCGGCCAGCGCGAGCGGCAGCATCAAGAGCATCATTGCGCGCCTGGTCGATCCTCTGCTGCGCTTCTCGTTCATTGGTTGCTTTCTCCTGTTCGTCATGTTGACGGGCTTTCTCATCTTCTGCTTTGCGGTCTGCCTTCGCCTGCGCATAACCGGCGTCGTACTGCCTGTCACCGTGAATATTCCAGGCTACAACGCCGCTGGCCACCAGAGCAGCAAGCATCGATACGATAAGCAATTGTTTCCAGTATGCTTTCACGAATGCCGTGATCATGATGCCAGCACCTTCTTGGCCGACAGGTAACGCACACGGCGATCGTCGATACCATTCTGGCCGCCATTGATGATCTGCGTGACGCGCATCAGGTCGTCGGTGTACTTAAGGCATCCATATTTCACGAAGTACCACGCCGCGCTCCGCGCTGCATACTCGTCCTGCGCCAGCAGCTCCGGCTGCTTAACCAGATCCACCTTCAGGGAAGCCCCGCAATCGCGGTAGTTGTTTAGTCCGGTGGTCTGGATGAGGCCGCGCCCGCGGTAAAACCAGCCGTCGGTCGGCCCGTTATTCCCCATGCGTTTGCTGTACACCAGATTGGCAATGGCCCGCTGCCTCTCCAGTGGCAACGATGGTTCACCCTGCCGGCGCCCGAGGGAATTAGCCTGGCCCTGCGTCAGTCGCCCGGCACGGACGAAACCAGCCAGCCCTGCCACGCTGTAATTGAAGCTCTCAACGAGCTGGGTAAAGCCAGTGCTTTCATGCCCGGCCTGGGCAATAAACATCGCCTGATCCAGCGGCTTGATGATGCCAAACTCTTTCATGGCCGCCACGATGTGCGGATGCCAGCGTGTGGCCAGCGCCAGGCTAACGCCGGCAGCTTTCTGAAACTCGTTAATGTCCATGTTGCGACCTCGATATCTTGAAGATTTGCACGACGTTGCCGCGCGTCTTCAGCACCGCGGCGAACATCACAGCATTGATAACGACCTCAGAAAGATCTGCGGTCATGGGGAAGTGGTACAGGTATGAGTACGCGGTGCGCAGCGGGATACTGGCCGCCGCCACGATGAGGAAATAGGCGATCCACCCACCCCAGCGGCGGTGGCGCGATCCGTTGCGCTGGAAGAACATCACCCTCAGCGCTATCCCGCCGCAGATGAGGGCATTAGCGATAAGCAGCAGATCATGGCCTGTCATCGTCTTTTCCTCCCGGGATTAAATCGCGCGGATTGTCAGAGCGGTGATACAGCCATATCCCGACCCGCACCGCGACAATTGCCGCAACGAACGCGCCGGCGGAGTAGACAATACCCCGCTCGAACGAGTCCTGTGTGATGGTGGGGATCATGCTGGCAACGCCGATAAGGATTGATGCTGTGGGTTTGTAGAAGAGAAGACCGCAAAGAAAGCTGAGCAGCGCCAGGAGAACACGGCGCTTGACCGGATACTCAACAGCAGAGGTAACAAAAATTACCGCCCCGGCCAGCGATCCCAGCGCCACTTCAGGAGGTACGCCGGCGATGACTGCTGCCAGCGCACCGTAGCTAAGCCCCTGATTTATCGTATCAGCGGTTAGCGATGCAGACATGATGACCACCGTTTACTATGCATGATGAACCTCCTTAGTTTGGTAAGTTCATCATACACAATAAACCGTTTATGGATAAATGGTAATTATCGGTAATTTAATCAATATATTGGCAAAAAATATCATTATAAAATTTGCCATGTTAGATTTGTTTTTCCTCCGCACCCATTGTTCATAAGGTAATCAATGATGTAATTATCTAGATCTGATTGATTCTCAAAAGAATCCCTTTCAATATTTATTGATAGCAGTTCAGGTAAAGAAACGGTGGAATCAGCATCATACCAAATATTAATTTTTATCATGATTCACTCCTTAAGTGAAATTAATTATAAAGCTATCAACATCTATTACAGCCCCCTCGCGGCAGCGTATTGAAACCTCGCAATATTCTGCACTTTGAACAACTCTACCCTGGATAAACTGTCCAATAGATATCCAGCCAGAAACCGTATTAGGTATATTGGATGAGATGCCATCTATAATTTTTACTCCTGACCTGTCATAAAATGTAACAGTTAATCCACCCGCTGATACGCCAGTTCCTGGGGTTACTACATTCACCAGAAGTGAACATGTGTAATAGTTGTGCTTAGTTACTTTAACGTTCTGAGTAAGGAAGCAACTTAACGAACCGATTGACGTCATTCTCGCACCAAAAGAGCCAGTCTTTTTATATGCAGCATCAACGACGCAAGTTTGACTTGCTGATCCTTGGTTGTTGAATGACCATGACGTCAGATCACCAGTAGCAAAACCGAAGTTCCTTGTAGGGTTTAGTGACTTATGGATCGGGATATTACCCGCGCCAGATCCGATATCTGCTATACAACCCTCCGCAATAACATAACCATCTCCCTCAACGAACGTTCTGAATCCCTCAGCACCATTCTGGAATGGATAGTTGTTCCCGGGAGATTTAACATGACTGTAGTCGATAAAAGCATTTGGTGTTACTTCAAATAAAGGTTGCAACTGTAGAGAAGGTTGATTGCAAACAAGTGTACATCCATTCATAACAAGACGAGCTGCAACACCGGTGACTTTGGCATAACGGTACCATGCTGTAGCTCCCGGGTTTTCGATGTTTGCAGCGGAATCAAGAATAATAAGAGCGCCAGCACCATTAATTTCTATGGGGCAGTTAAGAACCGATGTTCCTGGCATACCTATAGCAAAGTTAGCACAGTCCACAGCTAATAATGCTCGCTTTGTGTCATATATTTTACAGTTAACAAAACTCACGCTCTCACCTGAATCAGCTAGGCCGGCTGGGAAATGCATTATATGAGTTCCCCCGGTCATTTCATTTGTAAATCCGCAATTTATAAATTTATAGCGCCATGTGCTGTTAGTAGCTAGAAGAACCTTGTCGCAAGTTTTAAAGCTGCAATCCTCAATATGGCAATCGCCGTTGTATGTACCATTGGCGGTATTATTTTTGTTGCCAATGATAATCAAAGACTGTCCGATTTCATTTATCGTCCCTTTAAATTCAACCCCTCTCATTTTATTTGAGTGAACTCTGTTTCCATCATTGTACGGAGCAGATGAATGAACCCAAACAGCACCGTCACCAGTAAAGCCTGTAGAATCAATGGTCGCACGACCAAAATTACAACCAAACGAGAAATATCCAAGGTCAATATCCAGCCCGACGGTACCGGTCAGCGTGTATGTTTTCCCCGCGATGAGTTCAATACGCCCGATACCGTTTGTCTTTGCATAGCTTAAGGCCGCTAAAAGTTGCTGGGTATCCGTTCCTGCAAAGTCCTCTGGCATTACAAAACTGGTTCTGCGATTTAAAATATTTATATATTGCTGAACGGTTTTACCATCGGAATGCATTACAAGTGAAGAGCCAGGTATCGCACTTGATCCAAGCTCTATTAATACATCTGCAGCTGAGCCAGACTCAGGCAACACAACTATTGGATTACCTTCGTTGTTGAATGCAAGAATTTTATTTCTTCTGCTCGCAATTCCAGGTAGAGAAGGTATTGAAGAGTCAGTAACCCTTACTGATTTATTGAAGTTTTCGTCAGCATGTATAATCGCATCACTATAAAGTACATCAGTATATCTCTTCGTGGCCGCATCCTGCGCCTGTGACGGGTCACACAGGTTACGAATGCGGTTGTTGAGCGCGTCGTAATAGTTCGCGATGAACGACGGCTTGCGCAGCGCCAGGCGGAGAAAGCTGAAGCACTGCTGGATAAGCATGGTCAGCTTGTCGAACGCATCCTCATGGACCTCTGCGAAGAACTTCCCCTGGTTGCGTAGGTCAGTCTCCTGGGTAACTGGCAGATCACGTGAGATAGAAATCTGCCATCCGTTGGCCAGCGGGGACATCAGCACAACATTCCCGCCAGAATAGGTACCCGCCCCGGTAACGGAGTAATCGGTATCCAGAGTCAGCACCGTAATATTTTCGTTAAGGTCAGCGACCTGGACGGTGAGATCTGACTTCTTGAAGATGCGGAACGTGTACGGGAAAGATGTGGTAACGCCGTTCCCTGTGTAGTCGTTATGGTCGACTTCGGTTGAGACCGTCATATGAAATCTCCGGATGTCGCAGCGCCCGGCGCGCCACACTGGAGATCATTCTATTACCCATCAAACCATATATGAATAAAACAGATCGAAACGAGCAAAAACATTACCATTAAGGTAAACAAAAGAGCTCTGGAAAACTTTGTTACCTTTTGATATATGTATATATATACAGTATTTATGGGAGTATTCCTAATGCCAGAGCGGTACCAGTATCCTGTCGACGAAGGTTTTGCGGATCGTATTCACACCCCGGAAGGGGTCAGATCCCTGGTTGTAAAATCACAGCTGATGGAGTTGCTCAGGGAGATGGAGCGAGACGGCCACGATGTCAGCGGTGCGGCGGCGGAACTGGTGGCACTGGTTAACTATGTGACAAGCTCGCAGTTGTCGATGCGGGAGCTGCAAACGCATCTGGATTTCTGCGCGATGCAGTTGCGGCAGCATCTGAGATAACGGCAACTTACCAGACCATGAAGATTTTATGGTTAAAAACCGAACATAATTCTACAATCATATCGCCACATTCAGTGGTCTACACACGGTAAGTGAAGATGAAAAAAGTAATCGCTGTCCTGTTTGTTCTGATGTCTCTGGGTTCTGCTACACAGGCTTTTGCTGGTAACTGCCAGCATGATAGTGATACAGCTGCTGACGGCTCACGTTGCGGCGGGCGTTCTGCTGATTCTCGCCCCGGCGGATATTGATTAGGACAATATAATTAGGCCGCGAAAGCGGCCTTTGTGACATGTCACATTGGTTTGGTTTTGTCTAGCCCGATAATATCAAGGTGAGAGCTTTCATAACTTTTACCGAATAAAGCAAAACATATCGTGTCGAGTTCTCTCTTGTGCTTGGATGCCCTATCGAAATTACCACCCCAACAGCAGATGAACCCACCAAGTATGGCTGACTCAAAAAGTAGTGATGCCGCACCAATATGCCTGAACCAGAGGTCGATAAGTAAGGCAGCGAACGCTATTAAGGATCCCCACCCGCCGATCCTTCGCCACTTCTCGGCTTCGTATTGAAGAGAAGCAATATATTCAATTTTATCTCTCGTCATTAGTTCCCCACCGCCTTCCCTAAATCTGGTGCTCTGCGTGGCGCAGTATCGCCAGGCTCCCACCAGCTCGTTGTGTTGAACTCCCGCTGCGCGCGGTCCCTAACCCTGTCGTTGTACCCTGGGTTTGCCATCTCCTGAAGCTGTTGCAGGATCAGGTGATTGGTAATGGCTTTAGCATACCAGAGGTTGGCAAATGGGGTGATCATGCGAGCGGTTTTTAGCGCATCGGCGCCGAAGGAAGTTTCTTCTCCCTGAAGCGCTTTCTGTGGATTGGTGATCAGCAACTTTGTCAGTTGCTCGGCGAAACTCAATACCGGACCGCCGATTGTAGCCGCGATACTCGATCCATATTGCGTGTGATCCTGGAACAGGAAATCTCCATAGATACCGAACGAACCGCCCTTCAGCAGTGCCTGCACCCAGGTGGTAGGCTTTGTCATGTCCAGCGGGTCATTGCCTGTCAGCAGGCTGTTCATCTGGTTAGCAAACATCCCGGCCAGCGTCGTACCTGCAATATAGGACGCCAGAAATTTTATGGCTGGCACGGTATCCAGATCGCTCGCCCTGTTAACCAGCTGGCGAAAACCAGCGAACGGCGTGGTTTTAAATAGCATGAAGCTTTTAAGCAGTTGGCCGGCATCATCGCGGGCGTAGGTATCCAGCCCGGTGGCCGTTGTCACTGCGCTGGTCATCTCACCGTGAGTGATCCCCAGCAATTTCTGAGCAGCTTCCGCCCTAGCGTTACGCACCATGCGCGAAATCGTCTGCTCGGCCTCTGCGTCGAATGCTTCCTTCATCCGCTTCAGGCGTTCAGTTGACATATCGCCAAGCGCTGCCAGTGCCGTATCACTCCCGGCTCGCACCTGGGCGATCCGGTCAGCCATAATATTGGTGATCACCTCATCCGGAACGGCGTAAATAGCGTCCGGAGTCATGCCCATATGTCCGGCTGTTGTCATTGGTCGCAGCTCTGCCGCTGCCATGATAGCCCAGTCCTCATTACTCCATCCCTTATTTGCCAGGATAGTTTTATCTGAGCCCTTAACTTCATCCAGGGTCTTAAATTTGCGGGTTAGCTCGCCAATGTTTTTATACATCAGCAGGCCGAATGACGCCTTGTTTGCCCGGTCCATTGCAATAAGCCCGGACCACTTCAGGGTTTTCTCAGCAAACCAGCCGGTAATGCCGCGAGACAGATCAAACCCACCCATCTTCGATACGACAGCAGCATGCGAATCTACAAGCAGGCCAAGCTCCGCATTCGCGCGCTTCGCATCGCCGTTAAACAGGTTCCTCAGCGTATTTGCCGAGAGCCGCATGCCATTACGGTCAAAGCCTAATGCCTGCGCATTCGCGCGCATTATGGCCTGGTCGCTGGTTGCGGTCAGAACGCTGGTACCGAGCATGGCGCTGGTCATAAGATTACGGAGGCCGCCAACAGCAGACGTGAATACGCTCGATGTGGCCGCGCCATTAAGGCCCGCCATTGAGTTAAACATGCGCTCGACCATCTTGCGCTCATCGTTCATCTTGCCGACATCCTTCCCGCCGGTCACCGCACGCTGATAGACACGGTCCAGCACCAGGGAAAAGTTTCTTGCAGCATCAGGTCCGAATGCTTTCACCACCCCAAGATCGCGCGAAGAAGACTGCAGGTGCGACATCATCACGCCAGCAACCGGCTGCTGAGTGTAGCGCTCCATGTAGGCAAAATGGGATTGGGCGTCTTTAAACGCCATCACCCTGCTCTGGGATCCGCGGTTCTTTATCCCGCCGGTCCCCATGAATGCGCCCGGGTCGATTTTGTTGGCACCGTCGGTGGCCTTCGTTTCAAAGATCGCTTCCAGCGCCTGGCGATACTCTATGTCATTCATCGGGCTGCCGTCAGGATTAACGTAATTGCTGCGATCCTGGGTGTTGTAAACGTCGTCCACCCATGCCTGCCGCGCAAACTCAATCGGCGGCTGGCGGCCAGAAAGCCTCGCCTTAGCCTGTTCTGCCAGCGGCAAAGATGCCAGCCACTCATCGCGCCCGGCGTTGCGGATAAAATCGGCGTCGTCCACATACGGCAAATGCCAGTCGTCGCGCAACCCGATATCAAAACCGTTGTCGTTCATCTCCTGCCGCGCCCGGCTGGTTACGTCGTTCCAGACTTTTGCGATCTTCTTCGCCTGCGGGTTACCGGTATCTTCACCATATAGCTCTTTCAGGATCTGCAGCTGTGCAGACTTAGCCGCCTGCTGATCGAAAAAGCTGCGAAAACGCTGCTCACCAAGTGCCTTGCTCTGCTCGAAAAATCTTCTAACGTCATCGCCAGCTTTGAGCATTTCTGCGCTAAGCTGGCGTGACCAGTCCTGATAGGCGCCTGTTGCCAACTCCTCAGCAGAAGTGACATTGATGTCAGGATCCTTGCCGAAAATCTTCGTGCGGCGCCCGGCAAAGATAAACTGCTGCAAATTGGCGGGCGTCTGCTGTTCTGGAGGGATATTCGCATCGAGGGTGTCTGTTACCCTGCTGATGGCCAGCGCGTTCTGTGCGACGCGCTGGCGCTTCTTATAGACATCATGCACAACGCGCTGACGCACAAGCTCAGCGGCCTCCATGTACGTCTGTGCATCAGGGATACCAGTCTTTCCTTCCCTGGCGTTTTTCCGGTGAACGTCGCGCACGGCCTCTTTGATCCGGTCTTCGATATTTTTCAGCTCATCAGCCTTGGGCTGGCGGCCCAGCGTCTGGGCAATGGCTTCAACACATGCCTGTTTCATTATGGGTTCCTCAGGAAGCACGCTGCTGCAACGGAGTAAACTTTCGACTCTGCCTGTACGGTCTGGATCAGGTCGTCAAATTCAGCCAGAACGTCAGAAAGTTTTGCTAGCTGTCCGGTGTCAGGGTGCGCGATCGTTAATTCTGGATTCGCAGTTGCCATATCACGTGCGGCCATCAAGTCGTAACTGTTTGATGAAATCGCCTGGCCGGTGTCAGGATCAACACTGACCTGCCCGCTAGTTTCGTCGGCTGCCGTAAATGCACTTTCTGCGCGCGGCGCCGGTGCTTCTCCTGCCAGTTCTGACGGCGTTTCATACCTGACACCATTCTCTTCGAAAACCTGCTGCATTGCATGGTACTGCTCGCTTGCAGATTCCAGCATGCCTGGCCTCGCCGGGCCATCCAGCCCTCGGGCCATCATGCCGATGTTCACCGGCTGACCGTCATTTAGCTGCCGGTATGCTTCATCCATGGCAGCCACATGGCTGTTGATGCTCTCGTTGCTGGCATGCAGAACCGGGGCCGACTCAATGTCGTAATAAAGCCCCTCGTTCAGAGTGTGGGCCGCATCGATGTCGCTAGGTTTAATTTCTGTCTCACGCACCAGGCCACGCATACTTTCAGGGATGATCCCCTGCTGAATACGTGACAGGTCAGCGCGGGCCTCATAAAACTGACCTCCCTGCTGATGTGGCGCAAGAGTGTCGCGGGCATTCTGAAGGCGCTCTCTGGCAGTAGCGAGCTGGCTGGCTATGTCATCAAGCTTCGCCCTGTTTTCAGCATAATAACGGCGATTAGCGCCACCGCTTCCGGTTGGTGCTGCATCACGGATGGCTTTATCCTGAGCCTCAAGTTTCGCTACTGTACGCTCACCATTAGCAATCTCTGACTGCCACACCTTCCTGTCACCACGGGATAAAAGCTGATCTGCGTTCTGCTGCAATTCACTCATTCGCGATTCGAAGGTAATCTGCGGCACCTCTGGCGCAGCAGGGCCATCACCTAACGGGGAAGGTTGCGGTGTTGCCTCAGTCACCGATGACGGTGAAGCAGTTTCTTCAGGAACGCTCTGAACCTCTGCCGCGGGGATAGGCGCTTCGGTATCTGCCGGAGGTGGCGTATCAGCATTTCGCGAGGCCAGGTGATGAGCACCACCAAAGGCACCGCCAAGCACAGCGTCAACCAGCATCGCCTGCCCGTCAAATACCCGGTACTGCTTCGCCATATCGGAATAGCCTTTCTCCTCCAGTGTTTCGCCAACTGAATAACGGTTAAGGCCACCAAATCCTGTGTTTATTGCTACGCCTGATGCGATGCGCGTGGCCAGCGTCGTACCGATAGCTGCGGGAAGCGCCATGCCGGCAGCATTGAAAGAACTCTGTTGCGCAGCCAGATTACGCGCCGTGGACTCGTCTACACCTTTGGCTCTGAAGTCCTGATATGACTGCTCATAGGTAGAGCCAAAAGCCGTGGCGGCGCCGACCGTAGGGCCGCCGATGATTGAGGCACCAATCGCTGGCGCAAACTGGCCGAGCCCATAAAGCACCTCTGCGGCCGTACCCTGACTGCCGGCGTCTGGTTTCACATAACCGCGCGCGCCCTGCAGTTGCTTACCGATCGTGTCATAGGTGTCGTTCAGGGCTTTATCAGCGTCAGGGAACATAACGCGGAAAATGTTCACCGTCGGCGCCACATCTGCCGTGAATGCTGGATCGCTGATAAGTCGCTTGCTGAAACCAACGGCAGACTGCGCCAGCCCGATTGTTCCCTCCGCTACACCTCGTACAGGTGCGGAAATAGACCCCTGGAAAAACGTCGGATCATAGTCTTCTGGCCGCGCCGGATTAGCCGTCGTTTTATCGTCCGTCCATGCCTGGCCTTCAGGAGCCAGAGAAAATACATCGGCCATTATTCAACCCTCACGACTATTGCCTGATTTGTTTTTGGGTCTGTCGCCCAGCGCCCGCTTCCGCTCACCAGGCGATACTGGTTATTGCCAATGTTCACCGGCGTAAAGTTTGAAGCGGCATTTTCATTCAGCCCGGCATCTTTCAGCGCCTGCTGTGCCGCCACTGTGTAGCGATCCTTGAAAGTGGATTTATCCATGCCGAACGGCATTACCACATCACCACCATTGAAGCCTTTGTAAACCCCGCCGGTGGCGTATTGCGCGGCCTTCTCGACCACATCAGAATTAGCCGCATCGGTGCGGGTCATCGCGGAATCTCCAGACTGGTAAGCGATCCCGGCGTAAGCGGATTTGAACAGGCTATAACTCAGCTGTCTGGCCTGCGGGTTATTGGCAAATGCATTGCCAACCTGATCATCAAACGCACGCTTCAGCTTGTCCTCGCTGGGTAGTTGAACCGGCATGATCCCGGCATCTTTCATGCCCTTCGTGGGGTTTAGAAGCTGGTCGCCAGCCAGAATAACCTTCGATACGTCGTACTTATTCATGGTTGGCTTGTAGCCAATAAACTGGTCGTAGGAAATTACCGGGTTTCGGTTGTCATATTGGTTGTCTGGCGTGCCGAGAAGCAGCGCGGAATACGCTGTCGCGGCATTGTTCGGAGCGATTGCAGAGGCAACCTGGCGCATGGCCGCCGGCGGTAATGTCTGGCCCATTGTTTGAAGTAGGTTAATGGTCTGATCGACGTTTTGCGTCCCTCGCACCTGCTGCGCTAGTGTAGACGCTTCCTCACTTGAGAGAATTGGCGCGGATATCCCGATCTTCTGCAGGTCAGGTTGTGCAGAGAAACGGCGTGAAATTTCCTCAGTAACGGCCTGAGGGGTATTATTTTGCATTGGTCTGTATGCACCAATGTCCACGGCGGCGCCAAATGGATTATTTTGCCTTTCTGAAATAACTTTTGTTGCAGCGGCGGCAACCTGATCATAAAGCGCGGCGCGCGAGGCGTACCCTTCCCCGGTCTGCTCAGGTGTTGGCTTCAACTGATTGACGTATGCCGTGATGCTGTTAGTGGGCATATTGCGGAATGAGCCAATGTACTGCCCGGCAATCTGCGTATTCCTGAATTCGGTGTAACGCTGGTTCCCCTCCCGCACGCCGTAGGCAGCCATAAAATCAGCTTCCCCTGGCGGGTTTGGGAACTCAACACCTCGCATGTAGGCCGCGGTGGCGTCGCGAACCTGGCTATCGATAGCTGTTCTGTATTCGGCCTGCTGCTGCCGTCGGATCTGGTCAGCCTGGCGCAGAAAAGTGGCCTGCGCTTCCGGCGTGGCGGCGTCGAATGCTGCATTGCCGGTGTAGCGTTTATTGCTGGTTGGCAACTGAGTGAGGCCCAGCGCGGCGCTGACGCCGGTTGATAGCTGGTCAGAACTGTACGGTTGCGTGCCATTTTCATGTTTGATGATGGCGGCACAGAGCGCCTGCAGCGTATCAGGGTTTGATGCATCAAGCGGCTGGTTAGCAGTGACGCCGAGCTGCGCGCAAACCGCTTTGATGTATGCAGCCGTGTCGTTATTGTCAGACGGCGGCGCCCAGCGGTTAATGATCTCGCCAACGGTATCAATCCCCTGCCGCTGGTAGGATATGAGGTTGCGGCCCAGCGCGCGGATCCCATGCTCAGGGGTCTCGAATTTTGCAAACCGGCCATCACTACCAGTCTGGCCAATCCACGGGTTTGATGAACTCGCTTCGAGGTTCCCTGGGTTATTGTTGCGTACCCCGCGCGGGCCATCTGCTGATGCTTCACCACCGCCGGCGACAGCACGGTGTGAACCGGCGGCCGTATCGCTCAGCTCACCGTTGCTCTGAATGAAGCCGATCGCGTTATTTGCTGACCACTGAGAAAGCGCGCCATCAGCGACCCTCTCTTTGAATTCCACCTTTTTGGCCTGGATCTGCTCAGGGCTCCAGCCATGTGCGGCGCCGAAGCTTTCTATTTGCTGAAACGCCTGCTGATTAGCCAGCACATAGTTGGCATTATCGCCGTACATCGCCGAAGCGGTTTTGGCACCGGTGGTCAGCGTTGCCTGGAACTGCCCCTCTTCATACGCATTGAGCTGCCCTATCTCATGCCGGCCAGCCTGAGACGTAAACTGGATGCGCTGCTGCTGAGCCTGCTGCAGGAATCCCTGCCGTGCCGACTCCGGCAACTGCATCGCCAGCTCCTGAGCCTTTGCGTCAAAGAGCTGGGTGTATTCCTGCCCCTTGCCGAGGGCATTTTTACCCTGCAGGTTAAGCAGGCCATTCTGCGGGTTGGTCATCAGATCGCTGGCGGTCTGCGTCAGTTGAAGCGATGCATCCTGTGCCATAGCGACATCAGCGCGCTGTTTGGCCTGGCCGAATACGTCAAGCGCCTGGCTTCCTGCGCTCAGCAGCGCATCGCCTGCGTTTGGTTGATCGAATGCCTGAAATCCCTGAGTGGAAACGCCACGGCTTTCAACCTGACGCCCGGCGACTGTTGGTACAACTGGCATAGTTTTCTCCTTATCGACCGGTAGGTGTGCCGATGGCAGCAGAAATTGGTGCGGCCTTACTCTGCGTGAACGGGTTCCAGGTTCCGCCGAATGACTGATAAGCGCCATAGGCTTTCAGCGGCGCAGTAAGCAGCGTTGTCGCCGCGCCGATAGTTCCTGAGCTTTTAGCCGCGCTTGCCTGCGCTTCATAGTTAGCCGCCTGCGTCTGATATCCGTATGCTTCTCGCTGAGCATTATTGACGGTAGTCAGAGCATCCAGTGCGCCAAACTGCGCCGTATCCCCGAAGATATCCAGCGCAGATCCTGAGCTCATATCAGCACCAGTTGCGCCCATTATTGCCGCCTGCGTGCCCTGCCGCTGCCGGGTCTCACGACGACGCTGATCGGCCTCCGCGTTACCGCGATTTATGGCGTCATTAGCCTGGGCAGTTGCGACATCAGCATTCTGCTGAGCAACCGCGGCAGTATATTTACCCTGCTGATACTGGTTATATGCAGACAGGCCGCTGAGCGCTAAAGTCGCGCCGGCGGCGATAGTCGGATCACACATCAGTTTTTCTCCATGTAAAAGCGGTGAAACGGCAGGCCGAGCACACCATACGGCGCCGGGTCTTCCAGGGTAAAACCGAGCCAGTGAAGCCACGCTTTTGCGACGTGGTTACGGGCATCGACATAATTTTCGAGATACGGATAGACGGACAGCATTGCAGCAACCACCTTCCGGCAGCGGCGCAGAAATGTGCGCTGATAGCGCTCCAGATCATCCGTGCCGACAAGCCAGGGGATCCCGCTGCCGCCAATCATTGAAGCGGGCGCCACGCCAAAGACGGTGACTACGCGGCCGTTTATCAAGCCGGCACAACAGAAGGTTGATGTGCGAAGGCCGCACTCCAGAACACGGGCAGCACTCCAGCCATTCGTGGCGGCAAACTCTTCGATGTCGGCCAGGCGCACGCGGGGGATAATTTCAGCGATGTGCTCTGCGGTGGCCGGGACTATCCGGGCGTCAATCATTAAAAGCCTCCCACGGTAATACGAGGGATCACCGCCAGCACAGAAAGCGGCAGCGGGTCAGTCTGACGGATTTTTACCCGCCCATTTTTATCCCAGTTGCTGTCGAGCTTGACCTCTACTTTGCCTGTGGCGTCATCAACCGGATCGTCGTAAAACTCAAACTCGCGCTGGGGGTATTCGTACCACTGGCCACCTGGAGTTGATGCCCAGATGCCGCGGCTGGCGTTGACCACCAGCGTCACGGTATTGATCAGCTGTTTCTTATCGAGCAGCGTCTCCTGCCCGTTAATATTGATGTCCAGGGTTTCAAACTGGGCGTTAATCGGCAGGCCGATGTGGACCACAGCGCCGGGTTTCTCCAGCGTAACGGCGCCGCCGGTGACGACTTTCTGCGGCTCTACACTGGCGTCGGATAGTACATTGACGGTCTGCCCCTCAAGGTGATCGAGTCCGGAAAATGTCTGGCGGGCCATGTACCAGTTAGTGGTGGCGGTATTGCGCAGGACAGGAGGAATATTCCGGTTTGCCGTCACGGTTACCGAGTTGCCGCTTTCAACCGAAATTATGTCGCAGCGCAGCTGCATGGCGACGGCGCTACCATCTTCAGGATCGGTTCCTGTGTAGGGGAACTGGATCTGTGCGCCGACGTCTCCCGCGGTAAAATAGCTGGCCCCGCTCATCGTCAGGGTATACGGCACCTGATAACTCCAGTCCCCGCTTCCACCGCCGATAGTCGCCGCCCGGCTGCCGGTGTTGCGTCCGTCATAGGTCAGTCCGCTGTCGACAAAGAAAGCGTCAAGGTCATCGGTGAACTGGCGGCTTGCCAGCCTCTCGATATAGCGTTTCGTCTGGCCGTTGATGGTGCGGTTAACCACGAAATAGATCGCATCCTCGCTGCCTTCACTGATACCGCAAGTGCTCTCATATTTCCCGGCGCTGGATTGCGGAGACCAGGCGAAAACCTGCTGATCACGCAGATAGGTCAGCACCAGCAATTTTCCATCGTCACGCACGCAGAACGCGCTGGAGAACGGGACAATACAAAACGCCCAGTCGACAATGCTGCGCTTCTGGAAAAGGTGATTAGCAAGGATTGTCAGGTCGTTGCCCTGGAATCCATCCACATCAAACGAGTAGGCCAGATCCCGCACAACGCTGCCCTTCTCCTGGATAAAGAGCGCGATATTCGAAACCGCTATAGGAGGTACATCGCTGCAGCCGTTTGAGCCCTGAGAACTCAGGGAGAATGCAGAAGGCGTAAGCACTTTATTCTGGTCACCGGTCACAACAAACTCACCGCCGGAGGTCAGAACAACAAGCGATCCGACATCGATAAGGTGGCGAATTTCGTTAACCTGCCGGCCAGCGTAGGTATAAACGATCCTGTCATCGTCCTGCGTCGGGTTACTCTTGCCGAAGTCTTTATAGTCACCGGTACGGCTGGCCCAGATGGTTTGCGGATACGCAGGGGATGCAGCGAAGTACAGCCTCTGCTGGTAGTAGACGACTGTCGCCGGATAGCCATTAACGCTGTTCCACGCGTAGCGCGCCCATTTGTAGCTGGCCTTGTCAGCACCGACAACGTTCTCAGGGATACGAGAAACCACATCAGCGGTTGCAGTCAGCCCGTCACCTGCGACAGCAGTGATCCGCACAATGCCAAACCCACTATGCAGGTATTCCCACTGCACGCCTGTATCATCATCGCCGGTACCGCCCCAGCCATCCCACGCCATACCTTCGGTGTGTGATGGGCGTAACGTCCCGGTTTTTCCTTCGGTATTGGCGCGATAGTAGTTGCTGTCGGCGCGCCGGATATCCTCGATCGATGTGCTCTTGCTTGTTTCCCATACCGGTACAGAGTCAACGGCTGGCTGCTCAAGGTAGAACAGCTTTCCGACCTGCTCGGCGCCGAATATTGCAGAGCTCGCGGTAAGCGTGATTGTCCCGGTTGTGGCGCTGGCCCAGACAGTTTTGGACTCGTCGACGTTGATATCCTCAAAAGGGCCGTTAGTTGTCTGCACATCGACGATCTGCCAGTTGTCATGCGCGTAACGGCGCAATTCTTTAGGCGGATAGGAAGGATGCACGATCGTCATCACGTCGGCGCTTTGGGTGAATTTCAGGCCGAAAACATCACTGTCAGCATAAGGCGTCGCCAGCTCATAAATCACATCGCCGGTGGTAAGCACCAGGCCGCCGTCTTTGATGACGCGCATGTAATTGTGACCAAACTCCAGCGCATAGGTCTGCACCGTCGAAAACTGGAAAGGTATCAGGCGACATTTGCGATCCGGGTATTTCGCCGCGGCGATGAACTGCGTGCCCGGGCGGTTCTCTACCCCGCCATACTGCCGCACAATAAAGTTATCGCACTTGCGCAGCGCCACCTGGTACTTCGCCATATCGATGCGGCCATAGAGCGATGGAGCAATTTCGCCACCTGAGAAGCTCGGTTGTATCCAGCTAACAGCCATCAGCACATCCTCGCTACGGTAAACGGATCGTCAGGCATTTGCGGTTCCTGCGATTCGTTCATGCTGTGAGAGCCAGCACTGAGGATGATCCGGCTATACATGCTCAGGGCATTATTGCCGAGGTCGGCATTACCCGTGAGAACCATGTTAATAGCCGCGGCCAGGCGCCAGGATAGAGCCTCCTGGAAGATGGAATCGAACATGTTCACGTCGGTGATGCGGGCAACATACCGAAGCCAGGCCTGCGGCAGATCGGTGTAAATCAGTCGCCCCGTGCCGGCACTATCCGCGCCGACCACATACTGCACGCGCATAGCAGCCGTCGGATATCGTACGCCAGGCAGCGGGATCTCAATAATACGGAGGCAGTCAGTGGGATAGGTATACGCATAATCCCAGTCCTGCGGCGGGTTGTTGGTGTCAGCCAGCGCGATATTCTTGGTCGCAAAATTCCAGTCAAAATCGGCCAGGACAGCATCGCGAATCGACTCGTAATACAGGGAGCATTGCCCGGCTTCTTTGCTGGCTTCTTCCAGACTGTTGATGCTCCGGTTATTACCGATGTTGCTCAGCGCCCGGTTGCAGATCTCAATGACAGAGGCCATTACTCGCCCCCTTCACCGTAAAGCGTCTGCGCTGCCGTCTTCGGCGCCTCACCTGAAACAGGTGCCAGCGCCATATCGGTGATTTGCAGATCCGCGCTGCGGAAAGTGCCATCGTCGCCTTCACGCGCCGAGATACCCTTAATCACTGCTTTTGCGGTGATCATCACCTCAGTGCCTACATTCTGCGGCGGGGCTTTCAGCTTATTCAGGGTGTCATTGTTCAGCGTGATGCACAGCCCCCACGGATATTCGTCACGGGTTTTGGTCTCGCCGCTTTCATCCTGGTAGCTGTCGGTGCCGGTTTTGAGATTGACCATTTCCATAGAACGCTCCTACAAGAAAGGGGCCGAAGCCCCCTGGTTTATTCTGAGGCTCAGACGCCTAAATCTTTTCGCTTTTCGGCGATCTTCTCGCGCAGCGTTTCGGCTTTGGTGTTGTGATGAGGCTTCTCGTTAAAGAGCAGCTCGTACTCTTCGCGGAGCTTATCCAGCTCGTCATCGCCACCACCGCCTTCGTTCAGCGACTCAGGTTTAACGACGGCGGGAGCCACAACCTTTTGCGTTGCCTTCTCCTTTGCTTCCTTTGCCGCTTCGTTCAGCGGCTCCAGCGCTGAGCCAGGCACCCCGTCATACTCAATCTCTGAACCCTCCGGCCAGAGGTTGTTATGGATATGGGACAGACGCAGCACGCGGTATTTTGCTTTTTCTGCTGACATCGATACCTCCTTAGCCGGTCACTTTAGAGCGGGTCGGGTACGGGGTATTCGCATCAACGTCCAGGTTGATACCGGAGGTGAACGCGCCAGCAGTCAGCGGGCCGGTGGCTACTGAGTAGTTCACACGCAGATAGCGCTGAACGCCCGCCGGTACCTTCGCCGACACAACGCGCTTACCAGCTTTAAGCGCTGCCAGAGCCAGGGCACCGCTGTCATAAATGGTCGTCCAGGTGCTGTTGTCCGGGCTGGTCTGCAACTGCACGTTGACGGTAGCGGCGCCAGAAGCGGTAGCCGTGGTGTTAACGAGAGCCCAGAATTCCAGCGGATAACCAACGCCGATATCACGGCGGGTGCCGTCGACAGGCGCCAGGTCAATCACATCAGTAGAAGCAGCAGTAGCCGTAACCGCCTGCGCTTCGGAGAACATCAACAGTTTGTCGAGAATCATCTTCATTTCTCCATTTAGCAGCCCGTTACCGGGCCGCTGGTTATAGTCAGGGGTTAAACCACGCGAGCTTCAGTTTCCAGAAGCGCATCGGTTTCGCGAATCGGAACGCCACGGAAGCTGGTCCACCATTCGCCTTCAGTCTCTTTGACGCTAATCGCCAGAGAGGATTTCTCCAGAGATTGCAGGTCAAGAGCCTGGGCAACGGTGCGGTTCATGTAGAACACCGGGCGCCCCATGCCACGGTTAGGGATGCGATGCAGCGCTTTCACCATGAGCTTGGCGATGTTCGCCGCCGCAGCAGGATCGGACAGGTCGCTGATATCGATGTTCGCGATGCGCACAACGTAGCGCCAGTCGCGCAGGCACAGGCCGTTATCCCACTTATAGTGGGTGCGGTAGCCTTCATACTGGCCGCCGTTGGCATCTTTCAGTGTCTGCTGACCTTTATCTTCCATCTGCAGACCTGCTTTCTGGCCTTTCGGGAAGATACCGTGAACGGTGTTTTCGCCCCATACAATGAGCCAGATTGAAGTGTTATCGGTGCCAGTACCGCCGGCGTCGATAATGTTTTGCGCGTTGGTAGCCGTCAGGTCGGAGTAACGAGAGGACAGGCCCATGAACTGCTGCGGGTTAACGCTGGTGTCGCCATAAAAAAGCGTTTGAGCCATCTGCTGATTCATCGCTTCAATAAATGCGCGATCTTCTGACAGTCGGAATTCAGCGGTATTTCCGTTCAGATCTGCCAGAGATTTATCAATCTCCGCATAAGTTTCCAGCATGCCAATGCCATCGGTAACCTGCACAGTGGTCGATTTGCTCGGCTGTACGCCGTAGTTGAGCAGACGCCAGGTCGCCGACGGCAGACCAGAGCGAATGGTCGTACGATGACCGGTAGGCAGGTTGCCTTCAACGATTAGCATGTCCTGCAGGATCGGGTTGGTTTGGGAAAGGAGTTCGATAATTTTATCGATTTTCCCGTTCGGGTCGATGCGCTTACCCCAGTCAGCCAGCGTCAGCGCAGTAATGCCTTTAACAGCCATGGTTATATCCTCTCTTATTTGCCATAAAGCACTTCGGCCGCACTACGCTGACCGCCCTCTTTACCTGTCACCATGCCGTCTTCCGACATGGCCTTGCCTACTTTGATGAACGCTTTCACCAACTCCGGGTGATTACCCAGCCCTGTGCCGTTCAGATATTCCTTCAACTCCGGCGTACCGAAGGTATCCAAAGCGCGCTGAGCAACGCCGAGGTTGGCTGTCAACTTATCGCCGCCGATTTCTTTATCGGCCTTCACAGTTGCTGCCCACTCTTCAGTTTGTGCCTGCCATGCATCTGCCTGACGCTGCTGCACACCGGCCAGAATTTTCGGGTATGCATCCACCAGCTTCTGCGCCTGCTCATTGGTCAGGTTCAGCTCGCGCGCTACCGGCTCGAAGTCCTTCAGTGCTTCAACGTCCAGCTCGACGCCTTCACCTGCCTGGAATTCGTATTTCTCCGGCGCGCCTTCCTGCTTCTGCTCTTTTTCTTCAGCAGGCTTATCCTTTGGCTTTTCACCATCAGCTGGTTTGTCGTGCTGAGGTTTGTCACCTTCAGCACCAGGCTGTTGCTTATCGACTTCTGGTTTTTCCTGGTCAACTTCTGGTGCTGGAGCATCGGCAACAGGTGCAGCTGGCTCAGACGGCGCCGGTGCAGCGCCACCGTCGGCAGGCTGCTCATTGCAAAGGCGGCGATACAGCAGACGATCAAATAAGTTCATTGGTTATCTCCTTAAACCGGGATCGTTTTGGCTTTGAGTTGCGCCAGAACTGCGGCAAGAGTGGTGCGCAGTGCAGTGGTATCTGTCAGCAGCGCGTTGTATTTGGCGACCAGGTCATTGTGGTCAGTGACAAGACCAGCAACGTCTGATGCTGAAGAGTTGGTGTCAGCGGTTGCCGTCATTGCAGCCGGAGCCGCAATCGCCGCGCCAAGCTTCACACCGCCGTAATCTGTCGTGGTCGGAGCGCCAATTACTGCCGGCGCCGGATCGGGAACTTCAACGATCTGCTTATTGCCATCGAATCGGACTACGCGCTGTTTTTGGATCTGAGTCATTTGATTACCCCATTAGCCTCTGCGGCCATCTTCAGATACTGTTCAGGGCAGTGCGCCATGACGCGCTGGAACACTGCCAGCGCCAGGTTGCGCTGCCCCTCGTTGAAAGCAGTCACTTGCGGATCACCGGCAAAGCAGGCAGAAAACACCTTGCCCTGCTCCAGTACCCCCCAGATCACCCGGCGGCCCTGCTCGCTACCCATGACGAAACGGATATCTTCAATGTCACGCTGTTGAAGGATTTCCTTCTCTCGTGCCGATTCAGCAGCCAACTGGTCATCATCAAAATCTGTCATTGCTGGCCACCTGCAGGAGCACCTGCTGCGTTAGAAAGAGCTGTCAATACGCTGGGATCCGCCGTCTGCGCTTCGCTGAGAGTCTTGGCACCCTGAGCGGCAGCCATGCCCATAGCCACCATTTGCTGCTGTTGCTGCTGCTGAGCGCGCTGCTCGCGAACCTGCTCAACCTGTTCCTGTGGAACGATGACTGTCGGCGAGACACCGGACATCTCCGCGAATGCATCGATGGCCTGATCCACGTTGAGTTTGTCCAGCGCTTCCGGCTTGGCCTGTGCCAGCTGGCCAATGAAGCCAACGGTGGATGACAGGCTGGACAGGCCTATAGATTTCTGTGCCTGCGCCATCACAGAGATGTACTCGATGCGCAGCGGCATACCCTGTAGGACGTCAGGCGGCTGCGGGAGAAGGTTTTTTCTCGCCATGATGGAGAAGGTGCGATCGATAAGCGGGTTCAGGCATTCGTCGTTCAGGCGCTCAAGAACAGGACCAAGCATCAACAGCTTCTCTTCTTTCATCTCGATCACTGCTTCAACCGGCATCGAGCGGGTATTGATGTTCTGCAACATCATGAAGAGGTCGACAAAGTAGGCGCTGTTGATGATCTGCCGGGTATCCTGGATATCGGCGAGCAGGTCGGCGGTATTCGGGTTAACCAGATAGGCAGGCTTGAAACCATCCTGGCCGGTGACCTGATCGATATAGGTGATATCTCCAGGCAAAAGGGAAACGCGCTGGTTGCGGAGTGATGACGGACCAACCATCGGCGGGTTGGTGGCCTTGTCGATCAGCTGGCTTTTGCGCTTTTGCTCAAGCTGCAGAGCCTTAACCTGACCAAGAGCGATCATGCCCGGGCAGGATGAGCCGTATACGTCCTCGCCGTTCACTTCCCAGCGCGGCGCCATAATCGGGAATTCATCGAAACCAGACTCACGCAGCAACTTATCGCTGTCGCCTCCAACCTCGTAATAAACCGATTTGACCGGCTTATTTTTGCTGTTGAGCTTGGCGGTATCGCGGTCGATGTTCGGATAAACGGCATGAATAACTTCGATCCAGCTTTCATAGTTGCCGGAATCCCACATGCCCTTCACTGAATCGCTGACGTTATTGAGGCCAAACTCCATTACCAGCTGGCGCACCGTCATGGAGAACTTACGGAAACAGGTATCTACGCTGCCGCGCGCAGAGTTCGCCATGTAGTAACTGCCGATCGGAAACATCATCGTGCGGATAACGTCGCTGTCATCTTCCAGAACAGCCATAGCGCCGGTGCTGTAATTCCCCAGGCTGGCGTAAAGCAGAGGCAGTGACTGGTAGATATTGGATTTGTTGAACACTTCGTTCATGCGGCGCTGAACGACTTCAAGCCACAGCTTCACTGGGCCGTAGTCCATCATGTCAGGGTCAGGCGTTGCCAGCTTGAACCACGGGCGCGCAGGAGAAGTGATCCCCGACATCATGCCGCTCGATAGCGTGCGTGCTGCCAGGGTGGCGGTGGGGTCAACAATTTTCGTATTGCGACGGTCATCCCGGTTTACATCGGTGACCAGGAAGCGGGAGCCACGCGGATTTATGAAGTCGCTCAGTTCGCGCCAGTGCGGATCGAACGATGAGCGATCATTAGTGAGCTGTGCCTGCTGCTTTTGCAGTTGCTCTTTCAGGGTTTCCGCTGCCATCTGCCGCGCTCCAGTTACTGACCGAGCAGCGTTTTGCCGCTGGTATTTGCGGCGGAGGTATCACCCTGCGCCCCGGTTAGCAGCGTAGAGCTACGCCCGGCGGCCGCACGGCGGCGCCTGGTTTCTTCATCGCGGGAATCGACTACAGCCTGATCCTGTTCCTGCGGAGCCGCCTGAACTTCTGGTGCTGCAGGTACTGAAGGCTTGCTGCCAATGCACATATCGATACTCCATACGCGTTTAAATTATTACCAATTTAACCACATATGATTTATTTGTCGTAGTCTATTGACCTTTTGACGATAAATTATTACCTTTTTGGTAAACACAACATGAAAGCGCACCCCATTCCCTTCCATTGGTGGCTTTGTCGTTACTCAGATGGCGGAGTGCGCTTCCAGGTGTGAAAGCATCCGGCGTATGGCACATGCGCCGATAGCGGTCCGAGGGCTCCTTGGTACATGGCCCAGCGGGTAGCCGGAATGTGCAAGCCATGCCCTGCATGCACGACAGCGACTCACCATCGTGGCGGTACGGTGTGACACCTCGGAAGAGACGAGGATGCAACGATGAGAGCATTGGCGGAAGCAACGCCTCCCTCGCCGGGCGGTCCACTGTGGTAATCAGTGCTCTCTTCGTTGTGGCATTAGCTCAGTCGGATAGAGCAACCGCCTTCTAAGCGGTTGGTCGCAGGTTCGAATCCTGCATGCTGCACCAGAATCACACCTCAGGACTGTGATACCCGTAGTTACAGTGCAAGTTTGGCGGTGGCAGTTACCGCCCTTTTTACAGCAGGACGCCATTGCGATGACTTCATGCTGTAAACCCTGTGACACCCAGCCATGGACGGCATTTTCCATCATCCCTGTTTCGCCCGGTTCGTCCGGGCATTTTTTTGCCTGGTGACTGAGCGCTACCATATCGGTATACTCCCATAAAAAACATATGGGCTTATCATGTTAGAATCACTTAAAGAATTCACGACATCGACATTCAACACAGCAATGAATCGCGTTAAGAACCCTGCATTCGGCGCTTTCGCAATTTCATGGTGCGCATTTAACTGGAAGCAAATACTTTATTTGTTTTTTGCTGATAACGGAATTTATTACAAAATAGAATATATTTCTCAAAATAGCAGTTGGTGGAGCGTAATTATTTTACCTGCATTCTCGTCACTTGTTTTATGTGTTGGTTTACCATGGGTTAATAATGCTATAACGAAATGGCAAAGCAAGCCTCTTGACAATGCAGATTCAATTGAGAATTTCAAACAGGCGCGCATGATTCAACGCTCCACGCGATTGCAGCGCCTGAAGGCCAAGCATGACGTGACTTACGACAGAGTTAAAACTGGCGCTGAAAAAGATATCCAATCAATGAAAGAACAAATAACTGAATCTCAGGCAAGAATGGGCGAGCTTACCAGTGAACGAGACGAGTTACGTAAAAAAATAAATTTTTTAAATAAAGAAATTCAAAATCTTAAATCAAATATTGAGGACGCAAATTCAATTATCACTGAGAAGAATGAGCGCATTAGCCAGCTTGAAAACTCAAGAGAATCTTTATTGGCACAATTCAATCTTGATATTGCATCACAGCACAATCGACAGCAATCGGCTCCTTTGCAACCGTTAGATCTATATGACAGCATCAAAACAAAAATTGACAATTCACTCTTAAAAAATGATGAGATAAATAAAAAATATATTATCAAAGATAACAAAAACAGAAAGGATTAAGCCCACGGGTCGTACTCGCTGATCACGTTGGGCTGCTTTCCGCCGGCAGCAGGGAAATCTGAACGCTTCGTCACTGGATAGGCGAATGTCAGAAGCAGCGCATCACCCTTGCCCGGCGACCGGCCCAGACGCTCTTTGATATCCTCTTTCGGCTCCATGACGATCTTACCGTCCACCCTCACCTTGTACTCTGCTGCGGACAGGTCGTCCGCCGTCTCCTGGTCGTCCAGCGCGCCGCCGAGCTTGAGCCACGTCTTGCAGGCGTTGAACATCTCTCCGCGCTTATTCAGCATCTGAGGATCTGCCGATGCGCCGCCGAACGGCACTAGCTGCCAGGTACGTCCCCAGCCGTCACCGATGGACTTCAGCCCGGTGCCGTAACCGAAGTCGATAAACACCGCGTCAGCCTGGTACTGGTCCTCAAAGTCGGCGATACGCTTCGCCATAATCAGATCGTCGGTGGTCTTGTTGCCGGTCCACAGCACTTTGCTGTGCAGCCCCTGGCGGAGATAAATCACTGCATCATCCACGCCGGAATATGCCGGGTCGACGCCGATTATCCGCGGGGCATGGGCCACCTGCGCAGCGGTAACCACGCGCTTCATCGCCTCATCGGTAAGCCCGGTTGGGATAAACTGCAGTTCTGAGGCGTCCGGGAAGATCCCCCGCACACGGACCTTCACAAAGTCGCTGTCCTCGCCGTAGTCGTCCACCCATTTCTGCAGCTGCTGCTTGTTGGTGCCTTCGACGGTGCGGCTGTCGATTTGCGCGCACTTCCAGCGGTGCTTGTATTTGCGGAAGCACTCCCGGAACCGCCCGGTGTTGCGCGTAGGGTTACCGAACGCCACCCAGATGATTTCGGTGTCTTCGTCCGTCAGCGCTCCCTCGGCAACCTCCCAGACCAGATCCGCGATGTTGGATGCCTCGTCGAACACCACAACGATACGCTTACGCTCGTTGTGCAGGCCAGCAAATGCCTCGGTGTTGTGCTCAGACCATGGGATAGCGTCAGCGCGCCAGCGTTTGTCGTGGCCGGGATCGTTGCTGTACATCGCCGTGGCGGTGCAGGTGAACCACTCTTTCGTGATAGCCAGGTTCGACCATTTGATGATTTCCGGCCAGGTCTTCGTGCGCAGTTGGTTGTCGGTGTTAGCGGTCACCACCACCTTGCAATCTTCACAGGTGGACATGGCCCAGTTAATCAGCATCGAGATGAACGCAGATTTTCCGATGCCGTGGCCGGATGCGCGGGAAATCATCAGCGGCTGGTGACGAGTCGCGGGATTCTGCAGGTGCTCGCCTATCTCGCGGAATGTGTCAGCCTGCCACTGTCGCGGCCCGGAGGCGTGCGCCAGTTCGGTGCCATCCTCACCCCACGGGAACGCATACAGCGCATAGCCAAGCGGGTCATGGGTGAAGCTGGCGATATCGTCGATCAGCTGTTCTTCCGGGGATAAAGCGGCGTCTGTCACTGGTCACCACCCTGGCGCTCTCTCAGGCGGCGCCGGGCGGCGGCCATGCGGTCGGCAATGGTGACGTTCACGTTAACTTCCATGCGCTCTTTGAATGCCATCACGTCAACGTGCTTACCAATCAGCTCGAGGTTCTTCACCTTATCGGGCCATTTGATTTTCTTGAGGATGGTCTCTATCGAGGTCTCATCCATGTTCATGATGGTTGAGGACAGGTCAAACCCGCTTAGCGTGGTTCGCCAGATTTTCGGCCACTCGCGGATAGGCTTCAGGCTGCCGTCATCGTTCAGGATATCCAGCACGTCCATCTGGTCGATTTCCACCAGGCGCAGCAGCACGTAATCGGCGCTTACGCGCAGGCGCTTGTTGCGCTCTTCCATCAGCTCAGCGATTCGTTTCTGGATACGCTCATCACGCATCATCGTGCTGGCTTTGACGTGGGCAGACTTCGGGGAGAACCCGGCATTGATGGCCGCCTGCGTCTGATTTTCAGGGCATTTCACATACTCCTGGGCGTAGGCTTCCTGCATCACCGTCAACGGTTTGTACTGAGTTGATTTGCGCTTCGGATCCTTTGGCATGGTAAACACCCCGAAAATAATCACCCTTTCGGTAATAATACCATGCCACCAGCGATGTTACATGATCGGAATATCATCATCACTCACCCACCCGGCCCGGTTTATCAGGTAGGTAACGACACCCCGCACTTCAACATCGTCCAGGGCTTCCCCTTCCAGCGCCTCACCATCATCAGTGATCAGCGCCTGCCCGCGGACAACAGCGAATTCAGTTTTCCCGGCATATGCGATAAGAACATGATCACCCTGCTTTGGCCGGCGGCAGACATCGACGATGGCATAACCGGCGGCAGTCTCCAGGGCGCGACAGTTGGCGTCATACTGACAAAGGCGGGAAACGGTTAGCGTTTGCTCAACGTAGTCTGCGGCAGGTGATGGAAAGCCCATGATGAACCTCACATAAAAATACTGTATATATAAACAGTATAATCATGCGAGGGTTTAGTCAATATTACGTGACATGTCACAGCGATAGTTTTGTTTCGTGCCAGCCAAGAGTGGCCCAGCACTGAGAGTCACCAGCGCAAGGGCAGGATGCCACCGGCAGTTGATCGCCGCACTTGCCGCAGCGGCGTTTGCTGATGGCGTTAATCCGGCCGCGCACCCGGGCGTCATCCTGTCGGATCAGTAACGCGATGTACTCGGCCATCTCGTAGGGATCGCGACCAGGGCGGCGCAGTTACGCGCCAGCATCTCCTGCTCCTGCTCATCCAGCACCAGTTCAATTTTGCGCTCACCGGCGGCGGACTGCCGCGCGCGCTGCGCGGCTTTGCGTTCAGCGGGGGATTTAGGCATCAGTCTTCATCCTCTTCCGGTTCTTCCAGCGCGTCACGGAACGCCACTGCAACCACCTTCCCGCCGAACACTTCCATGTGTGCGTGTACCGGCGGCTCTTTGCCATCTTCGAACTCAACGACGAAAGTTAGCTTCGACATCACTTCACCTCCTGCGGGGCGGCTGCGAGCATGGCTTTATAACCAGCAACGTGACCGCGCCAATTAGCGACCTCTGATAACCAAGCGTTTAGCATTGACTCTGTTGGCTCCTTCGGCACCATCACGTAACCATCCGGAATTAAAGGAGAGTTGCCCAACTTGTTAGCCGTCGTTACAGGTTCTTCCTGGAGCATGGCGGCGCGGCAGGCGGAAATAATTTTCAGCAGGCGGTCATTGTTCGATATGGCGGCCTGACGTTGCGCCTCAGTAGTTGGCTCACCTTCGACTAAGCCACGAGCAACAAGCGCAGCATCCTGAATGGCTAGTTTATTCAGATTATCCCAGCCACACGGGTACGGGCATTGCACTACCGGCGCTGGCTGCGCGTGGCGATAGAGCGGAGCAATGTTTCGCTCGAGGTCGGTAATGACGCTCCATATTGGGACTGACTCGACGCCTTGTTTCGCCATATCACGATAACTGTCGGCATACGCCAGCACAGGATTGCGATCCGGCTCGCTGTCCGCTACCGGCTGCACTGGCGGCATATCTGGACCTTTGCGAATAGCTTTTGCCAGTTCGATAGGGTCATCGTACAGCCAGTCTCCTGTTTCAGGGTGATTGGCTTCTGCCAGTTGGGCGGCCCATTCCAGACCGTCTTTGTGTCCCTGCAGGTAGTCGAGAGGCATCTCAACCGGCTCGCTGTCCATTGCGGCCAGCGATTGACGAATGAGAGCCTCTAATTGCATGTCAGTGGCATCACAGCCGCCATCTTCATCAAATTGTGCAACCCATTCTTCCAGCTGCTCTCTGGTTAATTTGCTGGTCATTGGTTGGCTCCCCGTGAAATTTTGTGGCCCGGCGCATAGCAGCGCTGGCGGTCCTTGCTTATGCGCCAGCCAGCTTTTCGCGCCTGCTGAGAAATGTCGGTCATATTCCGGCCAATAAAATCCGCCTGCGCCTGCGGATAGATTTTCCCTGACTGACAACCATCACAGTCGCAGTAGAGGTCCGCGCAGAATCCTTCAGTGATAGCCATCACTCAACCTCCACCTTGATGCCAGCGGAACATAACGCGGGCGGCGTAATGCCATTAACCTGATCACCTTCCGTTACCAGGCGGATGAGCATTGCCAGCAATTGGACAATCTCACCCTCTACCTTCCCCCATTCCATCCTGTTTTCAGCATAATGAACGCCAGCCTGCACGACCTCACCCGCCTCCTCGGCGACTTTAAGGAGAACGTAATTGGGCTGTGGAAACTTCCGTATCGCCTTATCTGCTGATACCCGCGCCATTGCGACAAGGGAGGCGAAATAGTCGTTTTGCGCTTCAAGTTCTGCGTTGCGCTGCTGCGCCTTCTCCAGCGCCTCTACCAGCGCGTCAACGTAGCCAGCGGCACGGAGGGCAAACTCCGTGATTGATAACTCAGCGTCAGTTTCTTTCCCGTAGCTTTCGCACTCAGATACAACTGCGAAATAGTCAGAATCAATTTCGTTATCTGCCAGGTGGCGTAGCAGGTCGGCTGTCTGCTGCCCGTTTGCAATCAGCAATTCGTTCCGCTGCGCCAGTTCGGTGATATCAGTCATGCTGCACTCCCTTCAATCTTGTCGTCGAATTCATCTTCTGCCAGGTCATCGCCCTGGAACGGCTCACATGAAGATGTGCATCCGTCACCGTCATCAGGGTTTGTGTTTGTCAGGTAAATCAGCCGCTGACGGTCTTCGAGGTTTGCATCATTAATTAACTGGTCTGTATCCCGCTTTCTACGCCACCAGGTATGTCCAGCAACTGCTTTAACCATCCCGTATTTCTCTTCCATATCGCGATTCCAGGAGAACCACTCAGGGTGCTCATGAGCTATCAGGTAAAGTTTCGCATCACTCTTCTTGAAACAGGTCAGGCAATTTCCGTGGTGTGGTGGGATATTGAGTTTGAACGGCATAGCATCCCAGAAGTCGTTCACATCCTGCTTATCGAATCCGCCCCAATGGCAAAGCGGATAGACCAGGTTATAACGTTTGGTAGATGCCTTCTCCATGCTGGCGCGTTCTGGCTCATCAGCACGCATACCAATTGCCGTTTTTGCCGACCATCCCCGGCGAGCAAGGCCGACAGCACGCATCCATGATCGGATGGTTTGCGTCTTCAGATAGTCACTGCATTTCTGACGCGATACGTTAGGTATTCCCTCCACGCTAATGAACTGCTCAAATGGTTCGCCGTTCCGGGATGCGGTTTCGAATGAGACAACGCGGTGACGCATTCCAACACCATGCTCGCTACTGGTAATCCCTTCCAGCCAGACAAGGTTAAGACCAAAAAGCTTGTCCACCTTGTCAGCGAAAATCAGAGTCTCTTCGTGCTCCCTTCCGGTATTGGCAAACACAAAATGGAATTCGTAAGCATCTGCGTAGTTCTGCATGAGGAAGTCGCACATAAACGCTGATGTCTGCCCACCTGAGAAGCTGACGACCATTGGCTCTTTGCTCATTTGTCGGCCCCCTCGCGCAGCTGCTTGGCGAAATCATCGGCTCCGAGCGCAATCATTTTGCAAACTGATGCCCCGTTATCATTAGCGCGAAGATGCGCTGCAAACTCCTCCACCCCATCAGCCTTAATTCCGGCTACGATGCGATCGGTGGCGGTGGTTTCGACCTGCCACCACAGCAGATGCATCTTCGGCCCCTCAAAAGCGCCATCAGACTCATAACCACGCAGTTCCTCAGATAGGCAATCGTTCATAGCTTTGATTTGCACATTCTCCGCAGCCAGCTGCTTAAACGCTTTCGCCAGCTTCAGGAACTTCTGCTCTCTGATCGACAGCTCGCCTGCGCTCTCCAGAGCGGCGATGAGCTCGTTTACTGTTCCGATGTTCATGCTGCCCACCATTCGATCATCATGCAGATGCCACAAGTAATTGCGCCAAATGCAACCAGGCCAATTGCGTTTATCGCCGCCGCAAACCAGCGCAGTGTGTATTTGCTGTAGCAATCCGGATCTAATTCCATACTTACCCCCGCTTACCCGCTTAACTTATTGATTCAATTGATATCAATGAAGATCGTTGTTTTAGAACTCTTCGACCTTCCACCCGCCGCCGGCTTTTGCCGGGAGCTTCGTTACTCCGATGATCCGGAATGGGTACTGGTCGGCGGCGACTTTGGTTTTCACCCTGGCATCGTCAGTCCAGAACCCTTTCACCTCATGCAATTCCATCTGGCCGTTTGCCAGCATCACGGCGAAGTCAGGCGTGTAGAACGTGTTGTCAGCCAGACGCAGCTTGATACCTTCGAACCGGTACCAGGCGATTTCCCCGTAGCGCTTACGCAGCTCAAGGTTCTGGCAGTACGCCGTTTCGGTTTTGTTCATCTGGCCCGCTTTAAGCCGGCCAAGTGCCTGTAGTGTCTTTCGCATGATTTTTACCTTATTGGTAATTTATAACCATAAACGGATCAATATCAATAGTCTTGCGCATATTTTATTACCCTTTTGGTAAACATTAAGGCGTAAAAAAACGCGCTTCCGCGCTGCGCTGGCTGTCAGGGTGCCGGGCCTCCCCTGAATCCCGGCGGGATCTCAGTATCCGGACGGGATATGGTGTTCACATCTCGCTGCCCAGAGCCGCCTTTCAGCTCGAACAGCCCTTTCCAACCTTTCGCCATGCTCTGCTTCACGATCTGCATCTGCCGTGTGTGGTTGCCACCAGACAGGTTAATCAGTTCGGTGATTGCTGCGCCCTCGCTCCGTTCAGTTGGGGCGTAGGCTTTAAACCGCATTTCTGACCTGTAGGCCTTCCACTCATCCCAGGCTTCGGCATTGAGCTGTTCAGGATACGGATAAGATTTTTTTGGCTCCCTCCCCCTGGGGGGGTTAGGGGGGATCTTATCTTTTACTTCTTCCTCTTCCTCTTCCTCTTCCTCTGGTAACGCTTTTTGTAACGCAGCCAGCGTTACTTTCTGCGTTTCATTTTTTCGGTGTGCTGCAACCCTTCTGTTTGTAAGTGCCCGTTTTTTAGAGCTTTCCCCATTATGGCGCTCAAAGTTGGGGAGAATAAGCTTGTTGCCGTCGTAGGCGAGCCAACCAACAGCGATCAGTGCATCAGCGAATCCTGTAATAAAAGCGATACGGTCAAGCACTCCTTTTGTAACGCTGCCAGCGTTACCGTCAACAGTCTGCTGATCCGCCCATGCCCATATGCGAACGAGCTTACCGAGTACCGCGTCGGGGTCGATATTCAGGATTTCCGCTATCTGGAAAATCTCCGGCTTGTCTGGTGTGATCACCTCGACTTTTATCCAGCTACTGGCCATCCTGCACCCCCATATAAGCGCGAATGAAAGCCGCTGCGGCCTGGGCGTTTATAGCGTTACCCAGCCCGCCAATACCGACGCCGATTGCAATCCCGGCGCCGGCCCGCGCTTCTTGTCCGGCGGCCTCGGTCCGCCTGTCATATCTCCCACTACTGGCGTTGGCCACCCAGTAGGCCCGTTCTCTGATGTGCGGCGCGCCGATGCCCGCTGACGTAAACGGCACAAGCCCGAAGGCGTATCCCATTCCTTCCAGGTCAGCTTGTACAAGGTCGAACCATACGTTTGCGTTACCTGCTGCAACCTGTTCGCCAAAGACATGCTGAGGTCTGCGCTCGCTGATGAGATGGAAGAAGTGGGGCCAAAGGTGCCGCTCGTCAGCAAACCCATCTCCTTTGCCTGCCGCGCTGAAAGGCTGGCACGGGCAGGAGCCAGTCCAGACCGGGCGATCGTCAGGCCATCCGGCGAGGCGGAGGGAATGGGACCAGACGCCGATCCCGGCGAAAAAGTGGCACTGGGTAAATCCTCTGAGGTCGTCAGGTGTGACATCTTCAATACTCCGTTCATCAACTTCGCCAGGGGCGATATGCCCGGCGGCTATGAGGTTACGCAGCCACTGCGCCGCGAATGGGTCGATCTCGTTGTAGTAAGCTGAAGGCGTCATGCTGCCTCCCTGGCCTTTCTGGCTGCTTTCAGACGCTCCGATCTCATCTGCGCCTGCCGGCGCGCGCGCTCGTTATTGCACGTAACGCACTCGCCGCTGATGGTGTATCGCTCGCTGTCATGGCCATGCTTACACGCCTTCCCTGTGTAGAACCTGGTTAGCCCCTGCTCAATGGCCTCTCGCTGGGTAATTCGCTTCATCGACTTGCCCTCTTTCTGCATTTGTCTTTGGTAATTTTGCAGCAAGCCAAAAAAAGATCAACCGTATTTGGATAATTATTACCAGATTGGTATTCAGGGAGAGGCAGGAGCCGCCTGGGGGTGGCGGCGCGGGTGAGTTTTGAGGATTAACGTTCGTGGAACCAGAGGACCAGGTCGGATTTTGCGGAGATCCACTTACGGGATTTGCAGGCTTTAAACAGTCTTTCTAACAGAGGTTTACGTGGGATTCTTCTACGGCCAGTCAGGTGAACCTGAATGTAGTGGCTGGTCGTGCCGGCGTCACTTGCGAACTCTTCACGCTCTGCCGGAGAGAGGTCGAGCCAGCAGCGTTTGAAGTCAAATTTTTGCACATCGCTCATATTTTTTTAGTCCCGGACTAACTTTAGACAGCCTGATTATTACCAATCTGGTGTAAAAATCAATGACTATTACCTTTTTGGTAAGTTTACCTTTATGGTAATATTCTATTAAATTTAATCAGTTAGGTAACAATTTCAGGCTAAAAAAATAGAAATGAAAAGCATCTACGACATAAGACGCGACAACCTCAACGAGATAATCCGGAAGGATTTCGATAACACGCAACTCCGGTTTGCCGAGAGATTCAAAAAATCAGCGAATCTCGTTAACAGGTGGAGCAAAGGGACAAAAAATATCGGCGCAAGCGTCGCTCGCGAGATCGAAGCTTTCACCAGGAAAGAGCGATTCTGGCTGGATGTCGACCATCTTTCTGACAACCCGATCCTACCGAAGATTATCGACCCGCAGGAGTGGAGCGTAGAAAAGCAGGCAGCTTTTACCCTGGGTGTATGGATGGGAGAGCATCCTAATCTGAACTCAGAGAAAAAGGTTTCGGAAGCAGCTGGCATCGGTCAGGCTACCGTAAATCGCATCCTGAACGTAGAAGGTTCAACCAGCATTGGCGTACTGGCGGCTATCGCGCGGGCGTTCGGCCGCGATGCATATGAGCTGATCCTGCCGCCTGGTAATGCTGGTCTGATTGACTATGACCACCACGAATACGCCAGACTGCCGCAGGAAGAGAAAAACAAGATCACCGCCTTCATCAAGTTCATCGTCAGCCAGAACCAGTAAGCCTCTAATCTACCTGTCAATCCTGCCGGGGGGATAACTTCCCGCGCCTCATACATTTACCAAAATGGTAAACTTTTCCTCGTCACATCTATTGACTAATTCGAAAATTGATCAGATTATTACCTTAACGGTAACAACAGGGCGTTGAATTACCAGAAACCCACCACCGGGTGGCTTTCTCATACCCCTGATATTTACCAAATGGTAATAGTGAGGTGTGTATACAATGGCAAATCATTAACGGCTGGTACTGCGTTACGGCATGCGGGCTGATGAGCTGGAAGTTTCGCACGCTGCCGGAAGCAATCAACTGGGCGTTCGTCAGCAAACTGGCAGCAAAAACGGAAATGGGTATGGGGGGTGAGTAAGTGAACATTCAGCAGATTAACAACCTGAAAAAAATCATGAACAACATCGACGGCGACTACCAGCTTAACCAGATGCTGTACGAGCGCCACGTCGAGCTTATCGACGCGATCAAGTTCCATCAGCTGCAAAAGCCATTCTACGAGCTGGAGCGCAAAGGCGTGCGCAGCGAGATCCTGGAAGAGCTGATGATGAGCTCTGAGTTTGAAGAATGCCTGGCCGCGTATCAGCGGGAACTGACCGGCATCATTGCCAAGTGGGATCTGGCTGACCAGCTGGATACGGCGAGGAATGCGGCATGAAGCCAGGCATTTACTTCGACATCAGCAACGAGGACTACCACGCCGGCGACGGCGTGAGTAAGTCGCAGCTGGATATGGTGGCGTTGAGCCCGGCCCTTCTGCAGTGGCAGAAATCAGCACCGGTCGATACCGAAAAGTTGAAAGCTCTGGATATGGGGACGGCTCTGCACTGCCTTCTTCTGGAGCCGGAAGAGTTCGATAAGCGCTTCATCGTGGCGCCAACCTTTAACCGCCGAACAAACCAGGGGAAAGCTGATGAAGCAGCTTTCATGAAGGATTGCGAGGGGAGCGGGAAAACAGTTATGGAGGCGGAGCAGGATCGTCAGTTGAAGCTGATGCGTGATAGCGCAATGGCGCACCCGGCAGCGCGCTGGCTGCTTGAGGCGGAAGGATTCTGCGAAGCCTCCCACTACTGGACGGATCCGGAGACTGGCGAGCTGTGCCGCATACGCCCGGACAAGCGCCTGAAGAATCACCCTGTCCTGCTGGACGTGAAGAAGGTTGCCGATATGGAGCGTTTCTCGCGCCACATTGAGGAATTCCGGTACCACGTACAGGACGCGATGTACCGCGAAGGCGCGCAGCAAACCACCGGCGATCCACATGGATTCTTCTTCCTGGCAGTGAGCGAAACCATTGACTGCGGCCGCTACCCGGTGCGGGTGTTCGAACTGGATGCGCAGGACGTGGATACAGGGTATGCGCTCTACCGCCGGGATCTGAATACCTATCACCAGTGCCGCGAAACAGGCGACTGGGGTGGATTTGAAGTTATTAAACGCCCTGAGTGGGCACGTAAACAGGATATGTACGTATGAGCAACAACATCGCAATCACTTCTCAGCCTGGTGCTACCGTCGGCACCGCCGCGGCAATCTTCAGCCCGGAAGGGATGGATCGCCTGGTGCGATTTGCCACCCTGATGGCTGACAGCAAAGCCACCGTTCCGGCGCACCTCGCTGGAAAGCCAGCTGATTGCCTGGCAGTCACTATGCAGGCGGCGCAGTGGGGAATGAACCCGTTCGCGGTGGCGCAGAAAACCCATGTGGTTAACGGCACGCTGGGCTATGAAGCGCAACTGGTTAATGCGGTCGTCTCTTCCTCAAACCTTCTGGCCACTCGCCTGAACTACAAATGGGATGGCGACTGGTCAAAGGTAAGCGGGAAAACCGACAAATCTCCGAGCCTGACAGTGACAGTGTGGGCAACCCTTAAAGGCGAATCTGAGCCTCGCTCCCTGACCATCAGCATGGCGCAAGCCGGCGTGCGCAACTCCCCTCTCTGGGAGCAGGATCCGCGTCAGCAACTGGCTTACCTGTGCGTTAAGCGCTGGGCACGCCTGCACGCCCCTGATGTTCTCCTTGGCGTCTACACACCGGATGAGTTGCAGGAAGCGCAGCCGCGCGTTGAGCGTGACATTACGCCAGCACCAGCGACTGCATCCGGCATGAACAAGCTGATCAACACCAAGCCTGAACAGTTGGCTGAAGAAAAACCAAAGAGCAGCGACGACCGCGATCCAGAAGAAATTCTGTGCGCTTTCACTGACGCGGCGATGAACTACAACACGCTGAAGGACCTGGACAACGCTTACAAATACGTTGCCAAAAAGCTCGCTAACGATGATGAGCGTCTGGCTAAAGCTACCGACGTCTACAGCATCCGCCGCGAAGAGCTGAATCAAATCCCGATGTAATCACCACCGCGGCGCCGGGCGCGCCGCACTGAAAAAAGAGAGGTAACGATGAAAGGTGCATTAGGCAAAAAGGAACTGCTGGCGGTGGTGCCTGTATCGATGAGCACTATCGACCGCATGGAGAAAAACGGTGAGTTCCCGAAGCGTTTCTGGATCACAGACAAGCGCTGTGCCTGGAACAGCGAAGAGATCGAGCGCTGGCTGGATGAACGTCAGCAGAACGGCACAACGGAGTTTGCTGGAAAAAAGCCTCCGGTTGAGCAGCGAGTATTTCGCCCGGTTGGTAACGCGGCGTGACGTCGCTGGCGAGGTACTGGGAAAGGTGGTCAGGATGGTTTCTGTACCTGGCCGCCGTATCCGCCTGGCTGTTCCTGCTGGCGGTCATTTTTCGAGAGGGTTGGATACGATGAATCGGATGGAAAAATACCACGCGGATTATGTCTCGCAGCGCAAAGCGCCCCCTCTTGTCGCCGTAACGCCGGCGGCAATGGAGATCGAGCAGCGCGCTATTGCCCGCGAGAACAAAGGCCAGTACCGCCTGGCCGCTCGCCTATGGCTTGAGTGCATGGATGCGGCAACTGGCGAGGTTGAGCGGGACCGTATCGCTATACGCCGCGATCAGTGCATTGGCCGCGGGAACCGGCTTCGCCAGGGATGCTATGCCGGGATCTGCGCCACCGCCGGGGTGATTTATGACTAACCCACACGACAGCATTCGCGTAGGCAGTATCACGCTGGTTTATTCGTCCGTACGCCGTGGCTGGCTGGCGCCCGGCGGCCAGGTTATCAGAAACCCATTGAAGGCCCAGCGGGTGGCGGAGCAACTGAATAGCAGGAAGGTGTCAGCATGAAAGAACGCGGAGTGATTTTTAACGGGGAGATGGTGCGCGCCATCCTCCATGGCCGGAAGACGCAGACACGGCGGATTGTTAAAGGGACTGACGGCGCCGTGAAGTTCTGCAAGGAATGGGACATCAACGGAGAAGAAATTTTCGTTGTTCTCGGCGAAAAAGACCATACAGGAATGAATCCTGTTTTGGGTGCTCTCTCATGCCCGTTCGGAGCAGTCGGCGATCGCATCTGGGTGCGGGAGGCTTTTCGGGTGCATAGCCTGGCTACAGACGTCGCAACCCTGGCATACAAAGCCAGCGAGCGAAATTCATGGACTGAGCAAACCCACCGTGTACCCGTAGCTGTCTGCAATAAACCGGCAACGCCTGAGAAGTGGACACCATCGCTGCATATGCCGCGCTGGGCCAGCCGCATTCTACTGGAAATAACCGACGTGCGGGTCGAGCGGCTGAACGCTATCAGCGAGGAAGATGCGCGAGCAGAAGGCATTATTGACGGTGGCTGTCTTAATTGCGGGGAACCTGAGCCATGCGGATGCGCCAATCCAGAGCCTGACGCTACCGATGCTTTTGCCTACCTGTGGCAATCGATCTACGGGCAGGAAAGCTGGAATGCTGACCCTTGGGTTTGGGTTATCGAGTTCAAGCGCGTTGAAGGTGGTGCAGCATGAACAGAGCCTCTCCCGTTGATTTAAGGAAATGCCTTGAGGCCGCACATGGCCTCGCTCATATCGGCATCCGTTTTGTGCCGATCCCGGTAACGACAGAGGAAGAGTTCCAGTCACTGTCTGCCGAACTTTCACGAAAGCTTGAGCAGATGGCGGTTGAAGCGGAAAAAAGCGAAGGCGGTGCAGCATGAGCGGAAAATACACCCTGATTTATGCGGATCCGCCATGGGCATACCGCGATAAAGCAGCCGACGGAGACCGCGGCGCCGGGTTCAAATATCCGGTTATGAACGTTCTTGACATCTGCCGACTGCCAGTATGGGAGCTCGCCGCAGAAGATTGCCTTCTGGCTATGTGGTGGGTACCGACTCAGCCGGTAGAGGCGCTGAAAGTCATAGAGGCCTGGGGGTTCCGCCTGATGACCATGAAGGGATTCACCTGGCACAAGACGAACAAGCACAAAGGGAACAGTGCGATCGGCATGGGCCATATGACCCGGGCGAACAGCGAAGACTGCCTGTTTGCGGTGCGGGGGAAACTACCGGCCCGCATGGACGCCTCGATCTGCCAGCACGTCACGGCGCCGCGCCTGGAGAACTCGCGCAAACCGGACGTTATCCGCGAGAAACTGGTGCAGTTGCTTGGCGATGTCCCGCGCATTGAGCTCTTCGCCCGCCAGTCGTCTCACGGTTTCGACGTGTGGGGTAACCAGTGCACGGCGCCGGCGGTTGAGTTGCTGCCAGGCTGCGCTGTGCCGGTAGTGAAGACGGAGGCCGCATGAACATTGCCGAAGAGGCCTCACTGATACGACAACTCGAAGAGGCGCGCGCCATTATCAACCAGAGGAATGGTGAGATCCTTCACCTGCAGCGAGAAGCTGCGCGCTACCGAGAGCAGCGGGATTCTGCAAATGCAATGGTTAAGTTCCTGCGCGGGCTCTTTGAGAATTCTTCGAAGGCGATACAATAGTCCGCCCGGAGGGCGGACTATTGTTCATTCATCCACTTTTCAAATGCAGACGGGGAGAACGGCGCCAAGTCGTAATGCTCCCCGCTTATCCATGCATCAACCATATTTGCCCACTGCTGCAGCATGTAGGCCCGCTGCCGGGAATACTCAGCCTTATTGTAAACCGCCCTCACTCCCTTCTGTTCATGCGCCAGCGCCTTCTCTATCCAGTCTGACGGGAATCCCGCTTCATGCAAAAGCGTGCTCGCTGTGCGCCGCAGGTCGTGCACTGTTAGAGGTTGCAGGTTCTCTCCGGCATCCGCTGCCGCAGCAACCGCGCGATCGATGACTGAGTTAAGAGCGGCATTGGATAACGGCTTACTGGTGCTGTAGCGACCTGGCAACAGATAATCACTCCCGCCGGCACACATCTGCAGGCCTACCATCAGATCCAGCGCCTGAGGCGGAAGGTAGATGACGTGCGACCGGCTCCCCTTCATCCTGTCAGATGGGATCGTCCAGGTTCCTTTGCTGAAATCTACCTCTTTCCACGTCGCCATGATGAACTCGGTTTTGCGCACCATCGTGATCAGGATGAGCTTCACAGCCAGTTTTAAGGTTGGCAACGTGCTGACGGTATCGAGAGACCTGAACAGCACGCCGATTTCTTCCGGCTGCAGGCAACGGTCACGCGGTTTAAACATGGCGATCGCTGAAGGTTTGATATCTGCGGCAGGGTTGAATAACCCATGCCCGCGGTCATTAGCGTACCGGTAAACGCTGCTGATGATTTCACGCGCCTGCACCGCCGTCGCACGTCCGCCGCGCTCGACTATGCGATCGCAAAGATCACGCACCATAGGGGTCGTTATCTCGGACATCATTTTGTTTCCGAGAACAGGCAAAATATCCCGGTCGATTACTGATTGCTTCATAGCCCGTGTGCTGTCAGCCAGGACAACATGTTTCATGTAGGCGTCGGTATGTACCGTAAATGTTTCGGCGCCGCGGATCCGTTTGATACCGTCACGCTTCGCCGCAGCCGGCGACTGGCCTGCGTTCAGCAGCTTTTTAGCCGCTATCAGTTCATCCCTGGCTTCAGCCAGCGTGATACCGTCACGACCATACTGACCGATAACCAGCGTCTCCCGGCGGCCGTTGATGCGGTAATCGTAACGAAACGAGATGGTGCCTGAGATCAGCACGGCTACATACAGCCCGTCACGATCGGAGACCTTGTACATTTTGCCCTGCGGTTTCAGATTTTTTAGTTTGGTATCGGTAAGCACATTTCACCCGTGATGCATCATTTTTCTGACGGTACGAGAGTATACCGTAATGGTAATACCGTCATGTATACCGTCAAAAAATGTGAGATAGAGTGAATTGATATGGTGTGATATAAAGAAAAACCCCCTGTAAAAACAGAGGGTTGCATTTCAATTTGAGTAGATATGATTAGCTATAATGTAGCCGTTAATCATTCCCACTCAAT